CAATGGCCCGGTAAAGCCGCTATTGGTCGTCTGAAAGGTGAGGAACTGGCGCAATATAATTTGTGGCTGGATTATCTGGATGCACTGGAGCTGGTTGATACCTCCAGTGCGCCAGATATTGAATGGCCTACGCCTCCGGCAGTTCAGGCCAGATGACATCCGGCGCGGTGCTGGTATCTGTTGCCGTCACCGCGTCAATGTAATCCAGCACAGCGTTAAGTCGGGTGGTTTCTGCCTGCGTCAGTTTACGTCCGGCCTGCAATTTCAGTTGAATCAGACTGATGGAAGCCATTGCAGTATCAATCAGCGACTGGCGCTGTGCTTCTGCCGCTTCTACTGCGGTACCGTGTTGTGCCTCAGTATCTGTCACCCATTTTTCACCATCCCATTTATCGTATGGCGTTAACGGGGCGATAGTGGTTGTATTTTCGGGATAGTCGCCTAGTGCTGTGATTTCTTTGGCATCTCCCGTTTCGGTGTTATAGACGATTTCACCGCGATGGTCTGACACATATTCCCATGATTTTAAATCCACAGAACGGCAAATTGTATAACCAGCCTTAGATGTAACAGGAGCGTCTAAACAGGAATATGCTGGAATACCGACACCCACAGCAAGATATTCAGTTGATGCAGAAATATACTCCCGTGTTTCACCATCATAGTTATAGACAGTAATATTCCCCGCCTTCGTGGCAATAAGCTCGCCATTTAATACAGCGTTATCCATTATGCAGCCCTCACGATATAGTTAAATGCAATATTCCGTGGACGAGTTTCATTTATCCCATATGCTGTTGTTCTCTGATTCCCGACAAAATATCCATTTGGATTCGAAGATACATAGTAATCATCAAAATCAAGTGGACTATCAGCGCCCGGAGTCAGACTGGCAATATATCCTCTACCCATAACTTCTGATGCTGGTATTTCTTTTGTACGATAATCACTGACTCTGAATATCTGCCCCTGATGAGTATGTAATTCTACCCCTCCATTCTGAAGACTTAGCAAGGCACGTACAGCATCAATACCACGCCCGTCATCCCAGCCACGAATAAACTCACCACGTAAATCAGGCAATTTATTTGTCGGATAAGCCTTTGCCAGTTCCGGGTATTCTTCAGCAGAAAAAGCGGCACCGTTGCATTTCAGCCAGCCTGTTGGCGGAGTGGCTGAAGGCCACGGAACAGGCACCCCAACCGGTAATGCAGAGCCTTCTCCCAAACCAAGGTAATCAAGAACTCCCTGAGTGCTGGTTTTACCAAGAATGGCACGTCCAACACTTGTCAACGCGGTTAACGCGGCACGATCTGCCCCTGTAAAATATGGGAGTTTATCTGCTGATGTAGCAAGCTCCGCCAGCGCCGTCAGGGTGGCATCCTTCGGTTGCTTACCCGCAAGCGCGTTAGTCATGGTGGTCGCAAAATTCGGGTCATTGCCCAGCGCCGCAGCCAGTTCGTTCAGCGTGTTCAGTGCATCAGGTGACGAATCTACAAGTGCGGCAATCGCGGCCATAACGAAAGCCGTGCTTGCGATCTGGGTACTATTAGTTCCCTGTGGCGCTGTTGGTGTTGTTGGCGTTCCGGTCAGTGCCGGGCTGTTTAATGGTGCTTTCTTGTTCGTTTCATCCATTACCACCTTAACAGCTTTTGGTGTCGCTGCCAGCGTTTCAGACGTGCTGTTCGTGGCGCTACTGAGCTGAACAATCCCTTTTTGTATAGTGGTGGCGTTCTGGGCGGTATATTTCCCGTTAGCCAGGTCATATGCAGCCTTAACCGCTTTCGGTGTTGCGGCCAGTGTTTCTGATTCACTGTTAATTGCACTGCTTAACTGAGTAAAACCTTTTGCGGTCAGCGAGGCGTCCGGGTGACGTCGTGACTGTTCGTGCTCTGAGATTTTATCATCCACATATTTGCGGGTTGCCAGAACCACAGACGGGTCGATTTTCAGCGTGATAGCTTCGGTGTTCGTGACAACCAGAATCATGCGGATAGTCTGGGTGCGTCCACTGCCTTCCTGCAACTGCGGTTTGTACGTTTCCGGGCAGTTTGCCACCGCAATGAGTACACCTTCATCATCATAAAGACCAATCTCACGGATCCAGAATCCTCCCTCGTTTTCAGGGATGATTTGCTCCGCAATAATCTGGCTCTGATTGTTAGGGTCAACACTCAGAAGATTCAGCGGTGCAATGCGTTTCTGGTTAATCAGTTTTGTTTGTGCAGGGTCTGGTGTTGGTAACACACCATTTGCATCACCAACGGCCATTTGCGTCAGATTCAGCTTACTGCCGAGCATCGTCGCGTTAGCCAGTCGTGCTGCGCCCTGATTAGTCAGAATGGCGTAGTATTTCACTGTCATGCGTTTACTCTCAGATTATCAATTAAATGAATGGCCGGGGCAGGGAAATAATCCCCTTCGACAATAATGGACTCCGGGGTGTAGGGATAAACCGTCAGGGCATCGCCGTGATAGCATCCCGTACCAACGAAAATCTTTCCGTTCACACTCAGGCTGATCGCCAGCCCCGTCAGATGGCGACTTACTGGTTTTGCATCCGCAATAAGGCGCTCAAGTTCCTGATACATTTCATCGGTGATGCCCTGATCAAGTACTCCGACAACAATGCGAAATGTTCCTGGCTCCTCGTTGAGTTGCCACCACTCCTTTACTTCAATCAGGTAGCCGAGAGGCTCCACGGCTCTTCGCAGTGCGCTGATGGTCCCTTTGTGTCGGTGTATCAGCCATGCATCACGAATTACCTGTCGCTTTGTCTCTTCCGGCCAGTTGCGATCCCAGCGGTCAACGGAAAACGCCCAGGCGAGATAAGGCAGCAGATGCACCGGGCAGGTGTCCGGCGACCACAGCGTGTTGAGGTCTACCGGAATGTCTGTAATGCGTGTTCCGACGGCTTCGGCACAACGCATGAAATTGCTGGCTGATGGTGGTAACAACGAATTACTCATTGCGTCCACCTTCGCTGATGGTGAATGACTCACAGCGCGCCGCCTGTATGTCGCTGATGGTCATATTCTGTGTGGGTTCGATTATCTCCACGCGTTGCACACCGTGCACATGCAGTGCGGCAGCAATGGCGGACAACGCCACGTCCTGACCGATAAGCCCCTGCTCAGCCAGCCACTTCCTGAACGACGATTCAGCCGCGGCCAGAATAGGTTCGGATTCCGGGCCGGGGTAAAAGTACAGTTTTGCATTCAGCCGCCATGTCACGATTCTGGCGCTCTGTACGGTCAGGCGGTCGGCCACCGGGCGGGTATCCTCTGCATTCAGAACGGCGCGAACGGTATTAAGCAACGCCTCCGTTGCTGTGCCGTCGCCCTCAGTGGACAGGATGGAAACCGTCACATTTGCCGGAGACGGGCTGATAGCCCGCGCATCACGCACCAGACCGCTGGCGCTGCGGGCAAAATACTCGTATGCACCTGACGGGCCAGCAACACTCAGGCCGTCGTACGCCCGCTGCGCCCGCAGTCTCAGCGAGGTGTCGCTCTCCATCACCGCGTCGGTGGTATCCGTTGCCGGAGTGATGGTCAGGCGCTTTGTGTTCATATTGCCCGCGAGGTTGTCCAGGTCTGTCCCGGCGCTGTGGCTTAACATGCAGGCGCGTGCCCCCTCATTGACCCGCTGGCGTAACAGCATTTCACGAAACGCTGTTGTCTGGGCGATAACGTTCAGGGGTTCCGATTCCAGCTCCAGCGCGGCGGAAACGGCTTCACGCTGTTCGGCGGGATAAGCCGCAATCATCATGGCCTTTGTGTCAGCCAGAATTGCCTCAAAATCAGGCTTCGCGATGATGGCGGGTTCCGGTAACTGGGAAAGGTCAACAGCAGGCATGATTTACTCTCTCAGCGTGATGGTTAATTCAACATTCTGCATGGTCTGCATAACAGTGCCCGACAGCGTCACCCCGGCGCGGCCTCCTGCCTTCCAGACAACGTCGATAGCGTCCAGGGCAATGCGGGGTTCCCATCGTGTCAGCGCAATCACGGCAGCACTCATGCATTGCAGACGCGTGGTGTTATTCATGGGTTCGTCAATCAAATCAGGCACAAGGCTGCCATATTCCCGTCGCATAACCCGGCTTGCCAGCGGGGTGGTCAGGATGTCCCTGACTGACTGTTTCAGGTGCTCCATATCGTTCAGGTTTCCCGTTCCGTCCGGGTTCATTCCTGTGTAGCGGGTTGTCACTGCGGGCCTCCTGTCGAATCGCTGCCACCTTTAACGCCACCGTGCTTATGCGTATGCACTGTGATGCCGTTTGAGGTGAAATCGCCGCCGCTGTGCGTGATATTGCCGCTCATCTTTCCCCCTTTTGTGACGTCAATCTCGGCTGTTTTCAGAAGGTTTGTGCATTCCACGACGGGCGTATCCAGTTTCACGCTGACGGATGCCTGCAGGGTGGCTGTTTTCATGCCGCTGGCGCTCAGTGCGCCTGCGTCCGCGTCGTAGCGGAACACCGCGCCATCCGGCGCGCTGACCACGATTTCTTTCAGGCTTTTGCCGGGGGCCGGATTGGCATCACTCCACAGGCTGCCAATTATCATGGCGGTTTCCGGGTTGCCGCCAATGCAGGCAATTACCACCTGTTCGCCCACTGATGGCGGCAGCCACACATTGAAGGTTCCCGCGCGCGTGGTGTTCCAGCGCAACCAGCCTGTTTCCAGTTCGCCGCTGCGAACGCGCACGCGCCAGGACTTCTCATCAACTTCAGAGATGATCCCGGTGCGGATGATATTGCTCAGCAGTCGCATGAGTTCTGCGCTCACCGTACAGCCTCCGCAATCCGGCCCAGCACCGTGTTATAAATCAGACGCTCATCTGCCTGGCTGATACCCAGCAGCTCACGTACCGGGTAATCGGTGAAAATGCCCGGCGCAACCTGATCGCGCTCACCGTACTGATGAACGCGGGCAATACGTGCGGCTACGCCGCTGTAACCCACCGTCACACCGGAAGCATCTGCACGGGCTTTCAGGTAGCGGGCGGTGCGCAGTTTTACGAACATGGGGACGCGCTTTGTGCTGTCCTGGTTGATGCGCCGGGTGCGTATTTCCAGAAAACGGTCGATGTCATCCCGATAAAACGTGCGGATATTGTTTTTATCCTCATCCCACCCGGTAATGGTTCGCCCGTATTTCCCCGTGTCGTGATGCCAGTTTTTCAGCGTGCGTGCTTCGTTATTCCAGATAAAGCGAATGCGCTCCTGTATCCGGGTTACGCGGCGTCTGCGTGGTGTCCATGCGGTCCCGTCCGGCGCTTTCTGTGACCGGATGCGCGCCTGCTGGGCGCGGCGTAAATCCTGTGCCAGCTTTCTGGCGATGTTATTGATGGCCTGCTGATTCAGGCTGTCGCGGATAGCCTCAAAGGTTTCATCCACGCGGGTGAATGCCTTATCCATCGCTTTCACCCCGCGTCACATCCTGGAATACATGCGACCAGTCGCCTTCGGAAGAGGGCAGGCGGGGTTTTGGCTCCGGCAGGTGTTCTGCCTGCGGTGTGCCCTGACTGTTGCGCGTAATGCGAACGCGTTCCCGCAGGGGGAGCGTAAACAGGAGATCGGCGCTGTCATCGTCATTGATAACGGCGGAAAATTTGATGTCCTGATTACGCTCCGGATTGAGCAACAACTGTGGCTGATTTTCGGATAACCACGCCAGCAGCGGCAGCGTGAGGTCGTCCAGCTCCCCGGCGTAATCCATGACAAACATCACCATCTGATAGTGGTAAACAAACGAGGGAGTTTCTCCGGTCGTTTCAATGTTGCCGCTCTCCACGAAAATGGTGAATTTTTCCGGGTTAGCCTGACACCATCGGCATGAACGGGTCATGGCTTCACGCAGGGAATCAGTTTTCAGCATGGTTGTTATCCTCGTTGTTCAGTCGTTGCAGCCTGCGTTGTTCCAGTAATTCAATGGCCCGTTTATCCGCGTTACAGGTTTCCAGTGCATCCAGAAGGCGGTCGCCCCATATACCGAGATTTCCCCATGTGGGAGTGTCAGGGAAGGGGGGAGGCGTTACCGGTATGGTCAGCGTCTGCGGTATAAGCCGGACTGACGGCGCTGGCAGTGGCGCGTTCTGCGTGCCTGCGCAGCCTGTCAGTAAAACGAGCGTCAGGCAAAGCGTGGGCGCATTCATCTTTTGCAATATCGTTGCGTAGCTGTTCACGTCTTACCTCTCCGTCCTGATTGCGTTGCTGATTTTCCACGCGGAGTTGCGCCAGCACCTGCTGCATATCCTGTACCCCGGCGCTGATGATATTCAGGGTGTCGGCGGTACTTTTCAGGGTGCTGGCCTGCGCTTCGTTTCTGGCGTTCTCCCGGCCCAGCGACCACGACAGACGCATGGATGTTCCCCATCCGGCAATCAGAAGGAAAGCGACGCCAAGCGTGGGCCAGAGCTTCATGCCGGATAGGCTCCGTGTGGTAACTGAAAATGCGGTCCGTCTTTCAGGGTCTTCCAGTCGCCGCCCCATTCCACCGGAATATTCAGTTCCCGGCTGGCCTGTCTGAATGCTGCTGCGATTTTTTCGTACAGCGGCCATTCCCATGACACCTGGCTGCCGATATAAGCCACAACATCCACGGCATGCCCCGTAAGGTGGCGGCTGTTCATGGTCTGGCTCTTACCTGTGGCCACAAGTTGCTTCTGGCGGTAACGGCTGCGCAACCCTTCGGTGATACCAAAATCCACTTCCGAGATTTCCAGTGCCCGTCGGGTCACTTTCACCAGATCAGGATTTACGCCCTGCAAATTCTTTTCGCTCCGGCTGCTGAATTTAAATGTGTTGCTCATTCGTCTTTCTCCTTCACCCTGCGATTAAAGGCCGCAATAACCTTGTCGCGTGCTTTCTCTGCCCCCATAAAACCGATTGATGCGCCGATAAACGTCACGGCATCTTCAGGAAAACCGAAGAAGCGCAACGACCCGGCCACGGCCATGGCAAGAACGCCGCACGCCAGCGATCCCGTTACGGTCTGAACCAGTGTTCGTCCGTCATAAAGACTCATCAGCGCGGAAATGCTGACCGCCGCGCCTACTGCATACACCGTTGGCAGGTGGTCAAAGAGCCACGCAATAACCTGCTCTGTGATCCCTGTTTGAATGGTGCTCACTGCTACTCCCCCCACAACTGAATCATTTCTCGTTTCTTCTTCTCCGGCTCCGGCATCTCCACTTCCTGCCCGGCGTCCAGAAATACCTGCTGACAGAGTCCGGGGTTGGCATCCAGCACCTTTTCGGTGACGCCCTGCGTCGTGCCGTAGTACCGGAAACAGAGCGAATCCACGGTGTCGCCTTCCAGTGCCTTCACTTTCATCAGCACAACTCCGCAAAGATTCGCGGGCGGCACAGAATGTCAGAGATGGCCCAGCTCACATCGCGCCACAAATCCGATGTCTGTATATCCAGTGCGTCCGCCCGGCGGTCGCCCTTGTCCGTTGTGTCCGCATCGCGGTAACGCTCCAGAATCAGGGCGCGTGTGGCGGTGTAAACCGCATTGCGCCAGTGCCAGAGATTGACGCTTTCTCCGTTAATTACGGGTGCCGGAACATCGGCCAGCGTCTGATGGCCAGCCGCCTGCTGTTCCTGCTGCCACGCTTCCAGCTCGCGGGTAACGTGTGCCACGGCCCCGGTGGCTGTATGCAGCAGGCGGGAGGTGGTCACACGGCCCGGCAGTCGTACCGCCAGACGCAGCTCACGCAGCACAATATCCGGCCAGAATGCACCTGCTGAAATACGGGTATCACCATCATCGGTATCGGTGATGTCGTCCTCTGCGGGTCCGGGGTTGGTTCTGGCAACCATACTCATGGGGTTCACTCCTGAAAAAATCGGGCGGTGGGTGCGCGGTGTAAACGGTCACGGAGTCAAACCGGAACACCGCGCACGCCGCCCGCTGACGGGGTCAGTCGTTAACCGCGCTTCGCCTTCTGCGTCGCGGTGGTTTTTCGTGTTGCAGGCTTCCGCGTTGTCTTTTTACTTTTGCTGCTTTCGTCCTGCGCCTGCGGTGTGCTGGCATCTTCTGGTGCGGCTGCGGAATCGGCTTTTTTCAGGGCGCGGGAAAGGGTTGCAATCTCGCGTTTCACACCTGCGTTCGGGTTCAGGTGCATCGCTTCGCGCAGCAGCTTCAGTGATGAGGCCATGCTGTCCGCATCGGTCAGGCCACGGCGGGCAAAGGCGCACGCTTTGCATAATTTGGCGCGCACTTCGTCCGGCATGTCCTGGTCGGTGACAATCTCCCGGAGGGTGTCCAGTGGTTCGATAAAGGCGGACAAATCCGCGTCGGCATCCGTCCCGGCCTGCGTCAGTACCGGATTACAGATTTCTTCGGTCAGTACCGTGGCAGCAGTACGTCCAAAGTTATCCGGCATGATGAGGTTGTGACGGACCACATATGCACCAATACGCAGCGCCAGCGGAAGATCGCCGCAGTCAATCGCCCACACCATCAGCGTGGCAATCACTTCATCCTGCTGCCCGCCGTCAGCCTCCAGCGTTCCCTCAATCCAGCCGGAAAAGTCCGGCAATAACTCTTTTTTGATGGCGGCTTTCGCGCTTCTGGCCTGTACGCCCTTAAGCCGGGCCTGTGCCAGACGCAGACGATACAGCACCTCTTCATGCGCGGTACGCGCGGCGTGGTCCACGCCTTCATTCGCCCGGCCTGCGCGCTGTGCCATCACGTTCTGCCAGTGTTGCTGTGCAGGAGTAATCATTTTTTCTCTCCGTTACAGGCGGGCATGATGCCCGCCGTGAGGTGATTAGCTGTCGGCGAACTTCAGGCCAGTGACCATCGCGCACTTGCCATAGTCTTCAACGACATAAGCGTCATTGATGGACTGGTAGGTGGCGATGCGGTTGTATTCCGGCTCGTCTTTCATCAGGCGACGCATTGTTCCTTTCTGCCAGTAAATTGACAGGTTGTTGAACGAGGTGATCAGCATCGTTGCATCCGGGAAGAACGGCGCAAGGAATACATCCAGCCCGCCAATGGCGCGCGATGACAGGATGAGCTGTCCGGCAAGTAATTCCGCATTGGGATTCTGGCCGCTGATGCTGTTCAGCACGGGTAGACGCAGCGAGTTAAACAGGTTGCGCCCCATAATCACCACGAGGTCGTCAGCTTCCTTGTGCCATTCATCCAGCAGGGATGAGCGCGCGTCCTGTACCAGAGCATCAGCGTTCGCATATTTACCCGCGTGCGCCACGGTGTTGTCCATGTTGCGGGAGGTCAGCGTTACATCATTCATAACGCGCTCGCTGGCGTCGGTTCTGATGTGCTCCAGCCATCCCACGTTAACGTCCTGAAGCAGCTTGTTAGTGCTGAAGTTGGACTCATCCGCGTGAGACGTGCCGTTGAAACCGATCATGATGCGGTCAAGCGCCACCTGCCGGGCAATCTGTGTGCTGACGCGGGACTGAAAATCAGGGTGTGCCGCCCAGGCATCAAGCTGCGGATACGAAATAAACGTGTCGTAGTTCACCTGTTCGCACTGGTATTTGCGGTTTTTCAGATCAACCACGTTATTCGGGTTACGGCGTTTTGTGCCGTCATAACTGGTATTCGTGCGCGCAATCGGCCCGGTGGTGTCCAGGAGGATTTTTTCGCCTTTCTGGTCAGTCACACCGAACACGTTAATTTTTTTTGTAAATTCAGTGCTCTCCTTTACTGCGTTTTCAAAACGCTGCTGCACCGAGGGTTCCACGGTAAATCGCGATACCAGTGCAGATACCGGGATATTGTTAAGCGACGCCTGCTGCGCCATATAGCAACCCAGCTTGTTGCGGGTAATATCTGACATCACCAGATTCATAAAAATTTGCTCCTTTGTCTTATCAGAAGTCAGCCAGCTGGTCGGAGGCTGCGCCCGTTGCGGTGAAGCGGTTCTGCGGATCGCCGTCCTGCGTGCGCAGTTTTTCCTTCAGTGCTGTCAGCTCTGTGGTCAGTGACGTGATTTTCTGGCGGTCCTGCTGATGGCGGGTTTCCAGCACATTAAAACGGTCGATAATGTCGGCCTGTGACGTTGCGACGCCTTCCACCGCTTCCTGAATACGGGAGAAACTGGCGTCATCCGCTTTGCGGCCACGACCAATAATCCCCATTACGCGGTTAAACCACTGGGTGCCTTCTTCCTGGCGTTGTTCTGCCATTTCGATGATTTCAGACTCGATGGCTTCGGAAATGAGCGGTGCTTCACCCTGGACACTGTTGAACGTCATCACCGCCTGACGTTGCTGTGCCGTGAATTTCAGGCGCTCAGTGCCCAGGCTTGCCGGGGTGTCGGTCATCGCCAGCCCGACCAGATAGGCGCGCCCGTTAACGGAGAACTGCGGGTGCAGTTCGATACTGGAATAGATTTTCTTGCCGTCCGCGACAAGCTGCTTCATGCGCTCGGTCGGTTCGATTTCTGCATACAGCGCAGTACGTCCGGCCAGCGGACCTTCCGTAATGTCTTCCGTACTCAGTGCGGTGACATCGCCCATTGCGGAAAATTCGCTTGACGGGCATGGCGAGAGATAGTGCTCAACGTTCACGCGGGCAGCGTAAACATCCGGGTTGAAGTTCTCGGCGGCTTCACGCAGATGCACCGGACTGATTTCACGGCCATCAACAGTTGATCCGGAGACAGCCACGCGAAACTTTTTGCGGGATGTCTTTTTTTCATTAGCCATAGTTTTTGCCCCTCTGACTGGTTCTTCAGTCATGATGGCAAAGCGTAACAGGCTGATACAAAGGGCTTTTGTTGTAAGAAAACGGCCAGAACAGGGGGTTAAGGAGAACGGTTTCGCGCGCGGGTAATCTTCCTGTAATTACTCAGGGGGAGCAATGATTCAGGACGCTTTTGTGCGCCAGCGTGCGCGGCAACTTTACTGGCAGGGTTATCCGCCCGCAGAAATATCACGTCTGATGGGAATAAACCCGAACACGATTTATGCGTGGAAAAAACGCGACCAGTGGGATGAAACGCCACCCGTGCAGCGTGTCACGCAGTCCATCGATGCGCGCCTCATCCAGCTTACTGAAAAACAGAATAAAACAGGTGGTGACTTTAAGGAAATAGACCTGCTGACCCGGCAGCTTAAAAAACTGCATGATGGCCAGCCGGATGCGACGGCCACAGGAAAGAAAGGCCGGGCGAAA